GGGGGACACAGGGCGGCCGCTTGTTTATTGTACGACAAGTATCCTTCTTATGAATACGGAGGCAGAGGGGAGACGGACGTAAACTATAGGTATTTTATGGGGAAAAGCAACTTCGTAGAAGGAGGGCTACCTAAAGAATATTGCGACGCTATTGCTCTAGAATACTGCCGCCTAAAACCAAACACTTTAATAGCTACGGTGTTTCCTTCTGCGCAAGGAGACTTTGCTGAAGCAGAAAAGATTATAAACGACCTCTCAGATGTGTTTTATAAAAAGTCAATTTATTTATTTAACAACGGGCCACTCAACCTAATGAGACAAATGTACAAAGGGGAAGAATGGGGAGGGACAATTCGAGGAGGATTTCCCGGCCTTAGGGAAAAAGCTTTCTTATGCTTTCAATCTAACAACCCATTAGCCGTCTACGTAATTACTATTAACAAACGAGAAGAAGGACAGCAAATAAAAGAAAAAGTAAGAGACGTCTTCGGAATAGGCAACCACTCCATTCACATAAACGACACAAAGGAAGAAACCCTGCGGCTAGCTAGATGCTACTTCAATAAAAACAGTATTCATTTTATGAACAACGCCCGCTATGCGTACTACTCTGAGTTTGAGGAACAGCTAGGATATTTTAAGCGTCACATAGCAGCCAACAACAATGACCCAGAAGACTTTTGTATTACTGCCAGCTCTGTTCTTTCTAGGTACGGCCTTAGGCAAGGAAGAGATTTGGACTACCTACAGTCAGGAACAGAAGAAATAGTTGGTCACGAAGAAATACACAGCCACAACAAGTATGGAGTTGGAAGATACAGCACGACTTATGACGACATAATCCGCAATCCAAGAAATCATTTTTATTTTAACGACGTTAAGTATGCTTCTTTAGAAATAGTTAAAAAGCTAAAAGAAAAAAGAGGAGAAGCAAAAGACATGAGAGATCTTGATATAATCAATTCACAAATATATTTAAACTATAATGGCTAATAAACTAACAGCCCCGGTTTATATATCAACCAATGACAAACACGTTATATGTCTAAAGGTTTTTGTTGAGTTGTTTGGTAAGTTTTGGAGCGGGCAAGAAGTAAATGTATTAGGATACACGCCGATAGACCTTGCTGATTTTGTTACGTTTCACTCCATGGGAAAGCAGGGGACAGTAAAAGACTGGTCTACGGACCTAAGAAAACAAATAGAAAACGCAGACGAGTACTTCATCTACGGAACAGAAGACATAGCCTTCTATGAAGATGCCGATATAGAATGGCTAAACGAATTAATAGACATAGCCAGAGAGAACAAGCACGTCGGCAGAATCAACTTAGTTAACCCCTGCGAAGAGGGTTATACGATAGAGAGAAACCCACACTACAAAGTAGAGCAAGTAAGAAGCTTCGACGACTGGGGGCTATACCAACAAACAAACTCAAGCCACTATCAACTAACAACGCAGATTTCTATTTGGAACAAGAAGTTCTTTCTTAAGTATTGCGAACCAGAGATGACACCTTGGGATTTCGAGACCGTTGGGTCATACAAGGCTAACTTTGATGATTTTTTTAAAGTATGGATGGTCTATGGAGATAAATTCCCAGTATACAAAGAGGAAAGCTTTGCTGCGGGAGAATGGGACAATAGGGATTTGTGGTTTCCGCTTTTAAGCTCTGAGCTCCAAGACGAAATAAAAGACTGGGATAGAACAGAGAAACAGAACATAAAATATACAAGATGAAAAAAATATATTCCAAAATGGACTCAAGTTTTCTGCTGCATATTATTTGCAGAAAGAAAGACCTTGCGATAACGACGCTAAACGAAGGAGGAAGAGTCGACGTAGCCCCTGAGGATCAGTTTCTTCAAGTCGCGGCAATACAAATGAACGCAGGCAAAACATTTAAACCCCACAAACACATATGGAAAGAAGGAGAGAAGACGGTAATCGCTCAAGAATCATGGGTGGTTATAAGCGGCTCTGTTGCGGTTACGTTTTATGATTTGGATGATTCTATTATTTCTCAAGAGACCCTTAACGTTGGGGACCTATCCATGACTTTTCAAGGTGGGCATAATTATATAGCCACTGCTCCGAACACTTTCGTATACGAGTTCAAGACAGGGCCTTATAAAGGACAAGAGCAAGATAAAGAATTTATATAATGAGCTTTAACATGGTTACGGAATTCGAAAAAAGAGTTGCTGAATACTTCGGCTCCCCATACGGGGTAGCTGTCGATAGCTGTACCCACGGCATAGAGCTATGCTTAAGACTACTAAAGGTCCAAACAATTAAAGTCCCTGTTCAAACATATATTTCGATACCTTTCTTGGCTAAAAAATTAGGAATAGACCTCGAATGGAAAGAGGAAAACTGGAAGGATTATTATTATCTAACAGACAACGTAATAGATGCCGCGGTTCTGTGGAGGGAAAAAAGCTATATCCCTAACACATTTATGACGCTTAGCTTTCAATTCCAGAAACACCTAAGCCTAGGAAGAGGCGGCATGATACTAACAGACAATGAGGAAGCTGCCGAAGACCTTAAAAAAATGTCACACGATGGCCGACATCCTGATGTCCCATGGCGAGAACAGAACATCAGCATGATGGGATATCATTATTATATGACCCCAGAAACAGCAAGGCTTGGTTTGGCCAAGCTTGAAGTAGCGGCTAAAGAAGAACCTAGGCAGTGGGTTCTAGATGACTGGCCAGACCTGAGAGAAATGAACGTTTTCAAAAAATGATTTCCAGCAAGAGAAAACAAAACAAGGACACTTCCCTTAGACAAGGAGCCCATCGAAAAGAATTAGACCCGGACCAGCTTAATCTGCTTGTCTCTCAAGGACTAACGCACCAAAAGATCGCGGAAATAATGGGCGTTTCGAAAATCACCATCACAAGACGCCTCAACCCGGGCCTGCTTAAAAAACATTCCAACTGGCAGATGTTTCGGCAGAGAAGAGCGAAATCAACATTAATAAAAGAAGCCGGATTCAAGTGCGCGCTGTGTCCCTATTCCGACTGCGAATGGGCATTAGATTTTCACCACATAAAACCAGAGGAAAAAGAGTTTTCCATCTCGAGTCAGCGACACAAAAGCTTATCAGTACTGAGAAAAGAAGCGGCTAAATGTATTTTACTTTGCAGGAATTGCCACAACGAGACACACGACGGATTTCACGAAGAAGAAATGAAGAGAATTAGAAAAGAATACGAAGAGGCCGGAGGGTGGGAAAGCATATACGTGCCGGAAGAGAAGGGGAAGGCAGGAAGGCCCCCAAAGAAAGAAATGGAGAGGATTAGAAAAGAATACGAAGTTTTTCATGATAAATTAAAAAATAGCAATATAATTTCTCAGCTCGAATTTGAATTTTAAAAAAATGAAAGAAACTAAACTTCATTTAGGGTGCGGCAAAAGAGACTTTGGCCCAGACTGGACCCACATAGATGGAGGAGACTACAAGCACCTTCACTCTCACGACATAACCAAGCTTCCTTTTGAGAATAATTCGGCTGATTTAATATACGCGTCTCATGTGTTGGAGTATTTTGACTTAGAAGAGGCGGGAGAAGTCCTTAAAGAATGGCGTAGAGCTCTTGTTCCCGATGGTGTTTTGAGATTAGCTGTTCCTAATTTCGAAGCGATGGTTCGCTTGTATAACGATAGGAGCTATTCACTTGATAAGTTTCTGGGTCCTTTATATGGAAAAATGCCTATGGGAGACCAAACCATATACCACAAAACGGTTTATGATTTAGAGAGCTTAAGCAACCTGCTCACAGAGAATCATTTTTGGGGGATACACGAATACAAATGGGAAGATAAAGAACATTCCTATATAGACGACCACTCTCAGGCATATTTACCACATATGGACAAAGAGAAAGGCACTTTAATTAGTTTAAATGTGGAGTGCAGAAAGGAGCCAGAATGAAAATATATTTTGCTCCTAACTGGGGACTCACTGCTGACCAAATGGTGTCTTGTTATATCAAACAGACCCCAAAAGAATCAGGCTCATGGAAAGACATTACCTATACAACAGACCCTGACGAGTCTGACTATTTGATAATAGAGGACGCCTGTTCTCCAGATGTTTTTAACAGATTCCCCAAAGAAAAAAGATTATATTTTTCTAGAGAGGCCCTAGACCCCAACAGCATTAACAATTATCCCACGGACAAGGCTGTAAGATCTTCTTTCTGGGACGGGACCGGCTATTTATATACAAAATGGATATACCCCGGGGAATACGGAGGCATAAACATGACTTACGACGAGCTATCAGCAGAAAAGGAAACAAATAAAACTAAAACCATTAGCTGCATCCAAACAAACAAAGACATAACCCCCATACACAAAGCCAGACAAATATTTATCAAGAGATACAAGCACAGTTATGACATTGATGTCTACGGTACAATTTCGTGCGCTGATAAGAAACTAAAAAATAACGACAAGAAGACAGCCTTGGACGAATATAAATATACATTAGCATTCGACAACCAAGTAACAATCAAGGATTTTTTCGGAACTCAAGTAACTGACGCTTTGTTAAGATGGACAGTTCCCATCTACGGAGGAGGAGGGGAGCTAGGCAAGTATTTCCCAGAGAAATCTTTTATTAAAATTAATCCCCTGAACCTAAACGACGCCAACAGAGTCAATAACTTAATAAAAGATGATGATTTTGACAGCAGAAAGGAAGCGGTAAAAGAAGCCAGAGACTTAATTTTAAACAGGTATAACGTATGGCCGACCATTGACACCTTAATAAATCGTTACCGGACGGATGGCTGGATGAACAAATGAACAAGACCCAAGAAACAGAACAGTGTATTTGCTGCGGCGGAACAGAAACTAGTACTGTCTATAAATTTAGCGACCTCCCAGAGTATAAACAAATAGGAGACAGTAAAGACATAGTTCAATGCGAAGAGTGTTCTCTAATGTATTGCCACCCAAGAAACACAGGAGAATCTATGCTGGATATATATGAGAGCAATTACTGGCAAGAGTACCAAACTCAAGTAGGTGAACCAGAAATAGACGAGAGAACAGGGGAGTTCGAAAGGATTTCAGACGAGAGAATCAGCTACATCCAAGAGTTCGTATCACATGGAAAGCTTTTAGATGTCGGCTGCTGTAGAGGATTCCTAGTCAACTCTGCCCGAAAAGAAGGGTTCGAAGCATACGGGATAGACCTAAACCAGAAAGACATCGATGACGGTATAAGAGATTATATGATTAACATAAAGAAGTGCTTTCTTGAAGATTATTCTGAGTACGAGTTCGACGTCATAACTAGCTTCAACGTACTAGAACACGTTTCCGATCCGCTGAAGATGCTTTTAGAAAAGAAGAAGAGACTTAAGAAGAGCGGACTAATAGTCGTAGGAACCCACGATGTAGAATGCAAAAACCACAAAGAAGAGAAAGAGAACTGGAAACATATAATACCAAACGAACATTTATATTTCTTTAGCACAAGCACCCTAAGGAAGCTCGGAGAAAAAGCGGGGCTAAAAATGATATACTTCAACAAGCCCATAGAAAACGGGATAGTAGCATATTTTGAATCATTATAAAAAATTTATCTTTGATCAAGACAGATACAACTTTCACAAGTTGATGTCTTCCCTTTATAAACACGAGGACCTTTCTACGCTCCACGAAACACTTGGTGATCTTGACATCTTTACTATGTCTAACAATTCTGACACCGAAGGACATAAAGCTTTCTACTCTAAGCTAAGGGGAGGCTGGCCAGAGTTTGAAGAGATCTACGACGGCTTCATTTCTGAATTTGTAAGGCCCTTATTCGAGTACGAATTTATTTATCAGCGCTGGCCTACGCTAAGAATACATGTCCCGGGCAACTGGGCGACTCCGGATTTCCATAGAGACTCTCAAAACGGATACGACCATCCGTTTGGGGAAATTAATTTTATATTACCCTTCACTAAATGCTATGACACGAACACGGTTTGGACAGAGTCGGAACCAGACAAAGGAGACTTCGAGCCTATTGAGATGGAATGGGGGGAACTAATAACCTTTAACGGCAACATATGTAGACACGGCAACAAGATAAACAAGACATCAATTACGCGCGTGACATATGATTTCAGAATTCTACCACTGGAACACTATCATCCGGAACAAATGTCCAAAGCTTCAGGCACCACAGGTACAAAATTTGAAATAGGGCACTATTACAAGAAATTAAAATGAAGAAAATATATTCAAAAGTAGAAGAAGGCGTTCTGCTGTTAGTAATCAACAGAGCAAGGGAAATAACAAAAGAAAGGACAGACCTAAGCCCAGAGTCAGAATTCCTGCAATGCTCTACTAAAGTAATCAGCAAGGGTGTTCGCTTTAGATCGCACAAACACAAGAAGCTAGAGAGAAAAACCGACAGGACTCAGGAGGCTTGGCTGGTACTAAGCGGGAAGATTAGATGTTTGTTTTATGATCTAGACGATTCTTTAATACTAGACACAAACCTATCCTCAGGAGATTGCGCCATTAGCTTTAGGGCAGGCCATGGTTTTGAAGTCTTGGAAGATGACACTTCTCTATACGAGTTCAAAACGGGTCCTTATTTTGGATCCGCTATGGATAAAACCTTTATAAATTACGATCCAGAATTTGGACTAACATGAAAGTTTCACAATTTCAACCTTTTATAGGAAAAGAGGAGCACGAGGCGATGGGCTCCTGTTTTGATTCTAACTGGATAACAGAAGGTCCAAAATGCAAAGAGTTTACTGAGCGCTTTTTAGACCTAACGAGAGCACGCTATGGGGTCTTTGCTCAGAACGGTACGCTAGCTTTGTATTTGGGGCTAAGAGCAGCAGGAGTCAAGTCGGGAGACGAGGTCATTGTTCCGAACTTTACATTTATAGCTTCTGCAAATGCCGTGGAGATGTGTGGAGCCAAACCGTTGTTTGTCGACGTCCATCTAGAAGACCTTCAAATAGATATCACAGACTGCGATAGGGTTTTAAGCAAAAAAACAACAGCTATAATGCCCGTCCACCTTTTTGGAATGGCTGCTGACATGGGGGAAGTCATGGCTTATGCCATAGAAAAGAACCTAAAGGTAGTCGAGGATGCGGCTCAAGCAGTTGGAGTAACATGGGGAGGGAAGCATTGCGGCACCTTTGGTGAAGTAGGCTGCTTCTCGTTCTTTGCGGATAAGACTATCACAATGGGAGAAGGGGGATTTGTTACGACAAATAACGAGGAGATCTACAATAAACTGCTTTACCTTAGGAACCAAGGCAGACTCAACAGAGGGTCTTTTGTGCACCCAGAGATAGGCTACAACTTTAGAATCACTGACTTTCAAGCAGCCATGGGTCTTGTGCAGCTAGACAAACTCAAAGAGATAAAGGACAAGAAACGAAACTTGTTAAAACTATACAAGGAGAGACTGTCTGAAGTTGAGGACGTCATCATAGTTGAGCCTTGCCCTAGAGATGAGTCTATACATATATCAAACCATATTCCTTTCCGGGTGGTTCTAATGTGCCAAAAGCCTGTCGAGGGTTTAATGAAACGGTTCGAAGAGAAAGGCATTGAAGTTAGGTCGGTATTCCATCCTCTACATGACCAACCATGCTACAACTCCCCTGCTCAAAAACTATACAAAGACATTAACGACCAGCCGGGGTACATTCTTGATTCCCATTTTCCCAACTCTATCCACGCTTACAATCATGCTGTTTGCTTACCATCTTATCCTGCCCTCGAGGAAGAGAAGGTTGATTACATTTGTGACACAATAAAAGAATACTATATTTGGCTAAACCATCATACACCATGAGACGCTGCAAGACATGCAAAGAGGAAAAGTCCGAGGATCAGTTTCACGTAACTGGACAAATTTATAAAGGTAAATTCTATTTAAAACGTAAATGCAAAAACTGCATCAACAACAGCGCCAGACAGAAACAAGTAAATAGAAAACAGACCTTGGTAGATTATAAAGGAGGAGAATGTAGCGCCTCAGGGTGCACCTACAACAAATCCCTCAGGGCCTTAGACTTTCATCACGTTAACGACGCAGAGAAAAGCTATAGTATTAGTGAGGGAATTCAAAATAACTACGATATGGAAGAACTCAAAAAAGAAGCCGACAAATGTATTTTATTATGCTCCAACCATCACGCCGAGCTCCACTATAAAGATCACCAAAAATTTATGAAAGGAGAGGACAGACTCAAATATCCACAACAAATCTTAATGGAGCAACGTAATATTGATAAGACAGCTTACTGCCGGGGGACATGATGTACAAAGGAAAATTCACAAGGTATTACGACGATATTTACGGCAATAAAGATTACATTGGCGAGAGCAAGATCTTAGAAAAGTATTGCAACCTAGATAGGGTCTTGGATGTAGGATGCGGAACAGGCGCTCACCTTCGAAAGCTTTATAAAAAAGGCAGGGTCCTGCATGGCCTAGACGTTTCTGAGGACATGATATCCATTGCGAAGGAGAAACTCAAAGACAACAAAGATATCACCTTATATAATCTTGACGTTACCACGTTCGAAGAGATGGTCGACCTACCAAAGTTTACAACCATCATAAGTATGTTTAATGTGGTAAACCATGTACTAGACAGGCAGCAAATCGGTGGTTTTTTCGAAAGCTGCTCCAATCTATTGGAAGATGGCGGGACTTTTGTTTTCGACTGCTTTAATGAGGACGCGGTCAACAAAGAGAAGCCGCAGCCTTATGTGAGGGGAGTAGCGTCTCAGATAGCAGGAGCCAGCTACCAAATAACCTCCTCCCCGACGTTTAATGACGGCACAGCCTCGCTAAAGCTAGAGAACAAGGTGGAGGTCTACAATCTAGACGAGGTAGTGGATGAGTTTGCCTATAGGTTAGACCATATAATTTGGTCTCAGCGTTTTTTGAAAGAATTAATAAAAAAACATCAAATGAAAGTGGAGAAAATACTGTCTAACGAAGAGGATAAGGAAGCCACGGAAGAAAACTATAAAATAAGATTTATTTGTAAAAAATGAGCAAAAAGAAAGCATTCATCACGGGAGTATCAGGTCAAGACGGTAGTTATCTGGCTGAATATTTGGTAGAAAATGATTACGAAGTTTACGGAATGATCAGGAGACATTCAGTAGCAGAAAGCCAAGAGACTAGGATAGATCATCTAGTATCCAAAGGACTTATTAACACCGACTATGGAGATCTTTTGGATAGCACTTCGCTTTACAAACTACTCGGATTAATAAAACCTGACGAAATATACAACCTAGGAGCGCAGAGCCATGTCCGCATTAGTTTTGATGTCCCTCAATTTACCCTCCAGACAAACATGATAGGAACTCTCAATCTATTGGAAGCTTATAGGAGTTTTTGCCCGAATGCTAGGTTTTACCAAGCCAGCTCTTCTGAAATGTTCGGCAACGAGATAGACGAGGACGGCTGCCAAAGAGAGACAACACCAATGAAGCCAACAAGCCCTTATGGATGCTCTAAGCTAGCGGCGTATTGCATTGTAAGAAATTACAGAAACTCTTATAATTTGTTTGCTTCTAATGGAATTTTGTTTAATCACGAATCGCCTAGGAGAGGGGAGAACTTTGTAACGGCGAAGATAGCCAGAGGCGTAGTTTCTATAGCTAAAAAACTATCTAATAAACTTGAGCTAGGTAACTTAGACGCGTACAGAGACTGGGGACACTCTAAAGATTACGTCAAAGCCATGCACAAAATCTTACAACACCATGAGCCTGACGAATTTGTTATCTCGTCTATGGAAACTCATTCTGTGAGGGACTTTTGCGAAGAAGCTTTTGGTTATTTTGGTTTAGACTATAAAGACTATGTTACTCAGAACCCCAAGTTTATGCGCCCAGAGGAGCTTACCATGCTTAAAGGTGACTCTTCAAAAGCTCGCAATGCTTTAAGCTGGAAACCAGAATACAACTTCAAAGCGTTAGTAAAAGACATGGTTTCTTATTGGGAAAAGTGTTACGACGCCGCTTACGATTAACGATTGACAAGGCTTCCCGGGCGTGTTATGTTTACGCTTTAGGAGATGATTAACCTAGAGCTATTTCCGGAAGAAAAAAAGCCAAAGAAAACCCCGAAGCCGAAAAAGGCCAAGGAAAACAATCACGGTTTTTATACTTTCATGGTCAAAGCTTTTCTCATAGATGATAAGAAAACCACATTTATTTTCCAATACAAACAAGCCAAGAAACTATTCGCTGAAATACCAGAGAAGAAATTCTGGCAATGGCTTGTAGGAGAAGGGCGCAAAATCTACTCCTTGAAAGAGTGGCTCAAACCAGAACAGATACATTTACTTAAACATTTAGACAAAAAAAGAAAACTTCGCTTGCCTTCTACAAAGAAACATAAGCTTGAAAAACAACCTCTCGGGACAAATAAAAACGAATTAAAAGTTAAAAAGAACCTTATTGATTTTACAGATAATGAGTAAAGAAAAAATAGCACAACTACTTGATGATAAGAGGTTTAAGAACTTTCACTACAACACTAGCGCCGCGGTCGACTGGTGCTGCAGTACTGGAAGCATTGCCTTAGATATATTCATGGACGGAGGGCTTACGCCCGGCATATTTAGGCTTTCTGGCGAACCGGAAAGCGGAAAGACCAGCTTCGCCTTAAACTGTGCTAAAATATTTCAAGAAACGGTCAAAAATTCATTTGTTTTCTATGTTAACGCCGAAGGCAGGCTTAACAAGATTCTCCTCGAAAGGAGCGGGATATCCCTCAAGGAAGACAAGTGGTTTTGCTTAGATAGCAATATGCTTGAGCCGAGTTTGGGAATAATAAAAGAGCTAATACTAGACAACAAAAAAAATAATCAGTATTTATTTATTTTAGATTCTACGGATGCTCTTTGCAGGGTGGAGGATTTAAATAAAGATTTCCAACAGGGGCAAAAGGTTGCGGGTTCTGCCGTTACATTCTCGTTCGCGGGTAAATCTCTTAGCTTACCTATCACTAGATACGGTCACACTATGATAGTGTTGTCCCAAACCAGAACAAAAATGAATACGAGCGGCTACGGAGCAACAGGAGGCTCTACCGTTTCCGGAGGAAAAGCTTTGGGGTTTTATAGTTCTGTCATGGCAGAGATTCAGCCTTTATGGACAGACCTTTATATCTGGGAGAATCCATCTGCCGCAGCGATAAAAGACAAAGGTAAAAGGTTGGGCCACTATTGCGTCATGAAATTTACAAAAACTAGGAACGAAAAAACAGGACAAACAGTAGCCATCCCTGTTAAATACTCCCAGAAGGGAGGAGCAATATGGGAGGAGGTAGAAGTTTGTATGCTGGCGATTCAGTTTGAATTTATTAAAAAATCTGCAGCGTGGTTTGTTTTCTCTGATGATTTAGTGGAAGAAGTTAAGGCAAAAAAGATAGAGATACAGCAAAAACACCAAGGAGAAAGAAAACTTTGGGCTTATCTCGCTGAAAACGAAAAGCTTCTTGAGTTTCTTAAAACTAAATTTAGACAACTGATTTGAGGCTTTACAACATCAGAGGGAGACAGGTTAATAAAAACGTCTCTCGTTACCTGATAGACTGGGATAAAAAATCAAGGTCTAATCTTCAATTTAAAGTAAAGCAGTTCCTCAAACCTTTTTGGGAAAAACATATAGTATACGAAGAGTTCCCTGTGTTTGGAACCAGAATGAAAGTAGACATTGTTAATGTTACTAAATTCATAGCGGTAGAGGTAAACGGCCAACAACACGGTTCATACAATAAATTTTTTCACAACTCTAGATACGGGTATTTTCAATCCATAAGCAGAGACGTAAAAAAAGAAGAGTGGCTAGAAAAGAACGGATTTGAAGTGATAACAGTAGAATACGACGAAGTAGATTTCCTAACCGAAGAGTTCATAAAGGAAAAGTTTGATATATCCATATAATCTGTGTAATATATAACATGGAAAGCCAAGGCTTCAAAATGCCGAACTCAGTTTTGCAACAGCTAAATGAATTTTCTTCCGGAGGCTTTGCTCTTTTTACCTACGACGATAAAGGAAACCCTTGTGTACATACAAAATTTGACACAAATAAAGACGCTATGGCTTTGCAAATGTTCGTGGCGAGCTGGTCTGAAGCGTTACATAATCTGAGCACTAAATCTACCCTTGATTCTCTGTCTGAGGCTGATATCGATGACGAAGATATTCTTTTTCCCGACGACGAAGACGAAGGGCTAGATTTAATTTGACAAAATACCCCGGCTAGTTTAGACTACACATTGCTCTTTGCTGAGTTATGTCTACAATTTACTCTTTAAGAATAGAAAAACACGTTTTAGGGGGGATAATAAATCATCCTTCTTGTTTCTTTGAGCTTGATGGCTTCGTAACTCACGAAGACTTTTATAGCGAGGCTCACTCCACCATCTTTAAGGTAATAAGATCAATATTACTAGATGGCGAATTCTCTAACAACAAGTTAGATGAAGTAATTTTAGCTCAAAAGATAGACAACTTGGGTATATCGTTCAAAGACGACATAGATATCTTCAGCTACGTTAAAAGCATCGCCTTCTCTCAGATCACAAAGAAGCACACAATAGAATCAGCTAAAGAATTAACTAAGCTAACAGTTAGGAGAAACACAG